GCCCTTTCTTGATTTCTTCATTGCAAATTGAGAAAAGCTGGAATCTTAGGAAATAACTCGGTTTTCCGTTTCTTATACGAGAGATTATTCTTCTTTTTAATGAAAATTGAAGGTTAAAACCATTAATTTTATTATGAAGATCCATAATCTTCTCAAAATACGTATAAGCTAGGAATAAATCCTTGTCCGTTTCCAAATCACCAAAACTGGACTTAGGATAGCGAAGTAAATTCTCTATTCTAGGAGCCAATTGGTCAAACTCTTCTTTTATTTCTACAAAGTCTTCATTGGCTCGATATATCAATTCTCTTAATATACCTGTCCAAATGAATGACGAAATAGAAGAATAAGGAGAGACAAACACCTTATCTCTTGATTCAAACACTTTAGATAATTTACCCACTTTGATAGACATATCTAAGATCATACGATCGAAGAAGTTTACCAAGAAAGTAAATCTTAAAGCTGGATCTAGAGACAATTTATCCCCTTGTGCAAAAAGACTGTAATGTCCTGCGGAAGCAGCTATTACTCTATCAAGCATGAGTAGATTTTTACTAGATTTAAAATCTTGTAAAAGTTTAATAAATAAAATATCTCTAATTTCTGGAGGTATTACACCTCTTAGAAATATTTCTTTATTAACTCTCCACTGATAGGAAGTACATTGTGTTCGCGCAAAAGCGATCATAGTGTTTTCCGAATACTCAAGTTTTTCTATGATTCTTCTCCCAAACTCAATACGTTTATCAAATAGAGAAAATCTATTTAATAAATTTGAGGCAAAGGATGCAGATAAAGCATCTTTTAACGGTATAGGCGAGATAATCTGGCCCATAAGAACGTCCTGAGATGCGAATTGATACAGACCTTCAGCTGACACAAAGGATTTAGGTAAACCTACGGTTATACCATAATCTTGGCAGACTGATAAGTAGGAATGAGCAACCGCACCATCAAAGATCACTAAATCATCACCGAGAACGAGATATTCACGGAAATTTCTGTAATCGCGACCCAATCTAGTTGCAGCTAGGAAAACTAAGAAGTGATGAGCTAATGCCAATGCGGGCCATGAAGAGAGAGCACCCATCGGTTGTCCTCTAGTATAGGTAAATAGACTATCTTTAGGGTGAGTTTTTGTTCTTTTTCCAAAGAAAAATTCTCTATCCACTAAAAGATCACACCAAGCATGAGAAATCTCATCGGTGTATCTATGACCTAACATGATTTTAT